TATTGAGAGATTATCAAGTGGAAACTATAAACAAGTTTATAGAAAACCCACAATGCATACAAGAGATCGCCACTGGTGCAGGTAAGACCATTATTACTGCGGCACTGTGCCAACTGGTCGAACCATACGGCAGAACACTGACAATAGTTCCAAACAAAAGTCTAGTAACACAGACTGAAGAAGATTTCTTGGCTTGTAATTTGGATACAGGAGTCTACTACGGTGACAGAAAAGAAGTTGGCAGATACAACACAATAGCCACCTGGCAATCATTGAACATACTAGAAAAAAGAAGCAAGGACGAACATTCGGCAGAATTCAAAGAAGCCATACAAGGCATCAACACAATTATAATTGACGAAGTACACATGGCCAAAGCAGATGTTTTAAAAAGATTGTTGACCGGTCCTTTTGCACACTGTGGCATACGTTGGGGATTGACTGGGACTGTGCCAAAAGCAGAATATGAATTTATGGGAATCAAATGTTCCATTGGAGAAGTTGTAAACAAAATAGCGGCTAGCACCTTGCAAGACAAAGGTGTGTTAGCAAATTGTAATGTGAATATTTTACAGACTTTGGAAACAAAACAGTTTAGCAATTATCCAGAAGAACTTAAATGGTTAACCACAGACGACAAACGTATGACCTATGTGGCTAAAACGATAAACACTATTGCAAGTTCCGGAAACACTCTAATACTTGTAGACAGAATAAGTGCAGGTGAAATACTTAATAAGAAAATAACCGGATCAGTTTTTATATCAGGATCAACAAAAAACTTAGATAGAAAGGAACAATATGATGAAGTTAAACTTTCAAAAAATAAAGTTATTATTGCCACATATGGAGTTGCCAGTGTTGGCATTAATATTCCTAGGATTTTTAATCTTGTTCTCATAGAAGCAGGAAAATCATTTGTGAGAGTGATACAATCAATCGGCAGAGGGATTAGGAAGGCAAAAGACAAAGATCACGTAGAAATATGGGATATCACAAGTAGTTGTAAATTTGCCAAAAGGCATTTAACACAAAGAAAAAAGTTTTACAAAGAGGCAAATTACCCGTATAATATAGAAAAGATAAATTATGAAAATTCTTTCACTTGATAATGAAACATACAAACTAGAAAAAATACCCGAGTTTGTAGATGAAAAAATGAGGTTTGCTGTATTGGACAATTCAGATCCAACCAATCCAGATTATTTTTACATACCATTAATATTTTTAGAAAGTTTCAACGCAGCAGCGGCAGTATTGCAAATAGGGAACTACAAAGTCAATGTTCCACTAGATTGGAAAATGGTTATAGGAGAAGCAGAACAAGGAGAACTACACGTAATGCCTATAACAAGTTTAAATGATCGAGGCTTTGATGCTTTTCTTTTTAATCCACTTACAGGCGGAATGCCTGAGTTTGCACAAATAGACATCGTAGATATCTATACAGAAGTAAAATGGTATTTTCCAAAAATAAAATCAGGTCAACTACTAGCGATTCCTTTAACTGATGGAAAGAATCCACAGTGTGCATATTTTGTTAAAGACATATCTAGACAATGCGAACAATTAGATTATGGCCAATGCTTCTAAAAAAAAAATAAACAGTAGTTTTGTAAAAATAAAAGCACCTGTCATGATGATGCCAGTTGGTAATCAAAACAAAAAAGAACCTGTGTGGATGGTTAAAGACTTTTTTCCAAACTTGCTTGATTTGATCAAAGAGTATAATATTGAATTAAGAGGAATACAGTTTTTACACCAATATGTAAAAATACAATTTAAAGACTACAAACATGCAACAAAATTTAGACTGATATATGAAGAAACCAAAACCAAAAACTACTACTAGAAAATTTTTCGAACTGCGTAATGGACTCAAAGCCGTTGACTACAGAAACAAAGATTATTTTGATAGGATCGATGATAAAGAAAGATCGTTATACAGTCCTTACATGATAATGAGATATGCATCTAGTGTGACCGGAGACAAATTTTATCAAGAACACTATGTTGAAATGATCAACGAGTGTGTTAACAAACATCTATTCACATTGTCTAGTAAACATAAAAAGTTGTGCTGGATATTAACAGCCATGTGTGGAGGATTAAAACAACAATTTCATCCGTGGATAAAACCGATGAAACGTGTGCCAAACAAAAGTTTAAAACAACTGCAAACACTTTTTCCTAATGCTAAAGAAACAGATTTAGAAACACTTGATAAAATAATTACAGATCGAGAACTAGAAGAATTATTAGAGGCACATGGAATCAAAAATTAATTTTATTGATTTAAATTTAGTTGATTCACTGTCTGAGCTAATAGATGCTTCACAGTATGTTTGGAGCGACATTCCAAGAGTAAACTACAAAAAGTTAGATCCTAACAAAATTACATATCTTCCAATTTTTATTAGAACCCCATTTACTATTGATCCAGTTTTAGAAAAAATTCCAAATGATGTTTACTTGCTAATGCAACAATCCAAAATTAAGCCATTAATATCAATGGTTACCGAACAATGGGATTTGTTTAACACATATGCTTGGCAAGAAAACAAATTTAATATAACCCCCGACTTCAAAGATATACCTTACTCCAGGGTGATAAGAAACTTTACACAACGAGGTGTTGCGGAAGAAAACATCACTTGGTTGGTGCCGCATGTATTCAATGAAGCAGTTCAGATAAAGAGTTTGCAACAAAAAGGTTACAGTGTTAAATGCAACTTCATAGGATTTGATTTCTTTATGCATCAGATAGCAGAACACACTAAGAATCATATGATTAATAAAAAGTTTGATAAATCATTTGCATGTTTATGCCAAAGTAAAAGAGTTGCACATCATAGACTAGGCATGATCTATGAACTACAAAGAAGAAATTTATTAGACAAGGGCATGATAAGTTGCACAAATTATGAAAACGTTGTAGAATCTAAAAAGTCAAATTGGATTGACGATGATGTCAATACTGACACTTACATGGACCAATTCCAAGACTTCAAAAAGAATAAAAATAAATTTATATCACTACTGCCAATAAATTTTGACAATAAAATAAATTCTCATTTTGACAAAACTTTTGACGAAACTCATATATTTGATCATAGTTTTTTATGGGTGTCAAATGAGACCAAAAAAGAACACAGCGGTATTTTTATTACAGAAAAAACATACAAGGCTATTGCATATGGCAATCCTTTTGTGATAAATGGTGACAATGGCTCATTGGCCTATTTAAAAATTATGGGTTTTAAGACCTTTGATAAATGGTGGGACGAATCATATGACAATGATAATTCACACACTAAAATAAAAAAAATTGCAGACATAATAGAGGAGTTGCATAAAAAAGATGTTAATGAGTTAAAAATCATGTATAATGAAATGATGCCAATACTAAAACATAATAAAAATTTATTACAAAATTTTCATGGATTAGGAAGAGTAAAAAAAGAATTAGAGAATGAATAGTTTTACTTGTCCATATTGTAATAAAAGTTTTCAAAGAGAACGAACACTACAAGTGCATATGTGTGAACCTAAAAGAAGACACTTACAAAAATCGGAGAAATGGGTACAGAATGGATTTATTGTTTTCCAAAGATTTTACGAGATACACCAAAGAACAACAAAATCAAAAACGTATGACCAATTTTGTGAAAGTTCTTACTACAATGCATTTGTTAAATTTGGTCGTTACATGATGCATACCAACCCGTTGTATCCTGAAAAATACATTGACTATGTTATATTGTCAAAAATAAAATTGGATCATTGGAGCAGAGATGATTTGTATGAACAATATCTCAAAGACACATTAAAAACTGAACCTGTAGAAGCGGCACTAAGGAGATCCATAGCCACTATGATGGATTGGGCACAAGAACAAAATGTACAGTGGTCTGATTATTTTAGATTAGTAAACACCAGTCGTGCAGTACAACATATCCAATCAGGAAAGATATCACCGTGGTTGGTACTAGGTTGTGATGCTGGCAAGAAGATGCTAAAATCATTAAGCGACGAACAATTACAAATGATACAAACTTACATAGATCCAAAATTTTGGAGTAACAAATTTAAAAATTATCCAGCAGATATTTTGTTTGTAAAAGAAACAGCCAAGGAGGCACACATTGAGTAAATTTAATATTGAGATAGATGATCATTTAGACATGGAAGTTGGAGATAGCGTAATAGTAATAAAGAAAGATGGATCAATTGGAAAAGTTATACTACCTGAGATGACAAACGAAACACAGCACACTGCCGGTTACAGAAAAATGTTACAAGTTTTAGAAATCCTAAAACCAGGAACAAAAGAAGATTTTATAAAACACAACAAAAAGAAATTACACTAATGCCTGATGTAGATATAGATTTCATTGATCGAGACGAAGTATTAAAATTGTTTAAACATACTCCTGCATCTATCATTAAAGAGGATAAGATAGAAAAACACAAAACAGGTGTATACTTTCACAACATACCCAAAGAACCTGTCACAGGGTATTCTAGTATAGATTACAAAAAAGCAGAAGAAAGAGGATATTTTAAAATTGACTGTTTGAATGTAAGCATCTACAAAGATGTAAAAAATGAGCAAGAACTAGTTGAACTTATGATTCAAGAACCAGACTGGAAAATGCTTAATGAACAATGTTTTGTAGATGAACTGTTTCATCTTAACGGACATTTCAGTATAGTCTCAAAACTGCAACCAAAAAATATAGAACAACTTGCGGCTGTGTTGGCTATAATAAGGCCAGCCAAAAGAAGCCTAATGCATAAAAATTGGAATGACATAATGCAAGAAGTTTGGGTTAAACCAACAGATGGCAGTTACTTCTTTAAAAAATCACATGCAGTTGCATATGCACAGGCTATTGTAGTTCAGATGAATTTAATTACAAAAGGTAAATATGCTTTTAGTGTACAACCGGAAAAAACATCTCACTAAAAAATACAAACTCCCAACAGTAGAACTACCTGATGATTGGAACTATGGCGTTGAATTAGCCAGACAACTTGATCTAGTTAAAAAAACAAAAAGACCTTCCAAGTTGACTGTGACCAAAACATTTGAAATAAAATCATGGGTTCGCGAATGTTTACCCGAATGGCAAACCATTTGGGAAAAGAAAAATGTTGAAATAAAATGGCACGGTGGATATCGTGCTTTTTTTTTGCGTTATATTAAATAGGTCTTCTCACTAGTTGGATAGTTCTTCTCTTGACTCTCTTCTTGGCAATATCACTTAACCGCACACACGGGCCGTGAACGATTTCTGCATCTTTAGTAGAAATTGCTATAAGCGTTGATCTAAAATACTTCCAATCACCTTTTAAAAATATATTAATTGGTATTTTTCTGTTGGACTCCCACCACCAAGTTTCACCAAGTTTTAAATATTTCATTTTGTCCTCGGGCAATAGTATTCTACCGTAATCATAGAAACTAGTTACTTGACTATCTTGATTAGATATGATTCCAATAAACTCAAGGTCTGCCTTGCGTATCAGTGATAAAAAGGGAAATTTCTTTCCTAATGTTTCAAAAACTTCATTCATGCTATTCAATAAATACTGTTAAATATGCTATATGCAAACAGTATCAAGGTATTTACTTACAAATTTGGTAATAGCCTATATAAATGGTTATCACGGGAGAAATTCTAAAGTGTACGACAGAAGATTAAAAATATTCAGAGGAGTTTCAAACCCTGTCACTTTCACCTTTAAGAACGAAGATCAAAAAGCACAGGACGTTACAAGCAAGACATTTGAGTTTGCTCTCATCGATACTGAAAGCAAAAAAGCAGTTTTAACACGTACATTAAGCATTTTAGATGACGGTTCATCTACTGCAACAAAAGGCACAGCATCAGTGACCATATCAGATGGTGATTTACTAGGTCTTGATAGCAAATTTTATAATTATTCTGTGCGAGAAATACTAACTGATGGTTCAAGCACTTCATATCAAGTAACCTATGCTGATACAGGATATAATTCTGCTGGTTCAGTAGAAATACTAGACGGTGGCTTTCCGCAATTTGTTGCAAGTCAAACTGCAGAATCCTTCTCAGCAAATACCAGCAACAATCCTTATCCTTTAAAATATGTTTCCAACGAAACAATACAAGGGTATCCAGGACAAAACAACAATGATGCACTACATACCATTGCTGTTTACACTGCCGGATTTACTGGCACCTTAAAAGTGTTAGGAAGTATGACAACATCTCCTGCGGCGACAGACTTCTTCACAATTAATACAATTACAGACTTACCAAGCACAGGTGTCAAATACTACAACTTCAACGGTGTTTACCAATTTATTAAATTTAGTTGGGACAACGCTAGTGGTAATACCGGCACCATTGACAAAATCTTATACAGACAGTAAAATATAGACTATGAACCTGATCCAGTCTACTATTCTAACATCGTTGCCTGCTGGCCGTAAAAAAACACCATCTGGTTGGATTGCCTTCAATGCACCTTGTTGCATACACAACGGAGAAACTCAAGACAAGAAAAAACGTGGAGGCCTAATGACAAGTGCTGACGGCACAGTGTCTTATCACTGTTTCAATTGTGGTTTCAAGGCCAGTTATCAAATTGGCAGAAGACTTTCACAAAAAATGCGTTTGTTTATGAGCTACATAGGAATTGCTGACGACACAATTCGTAAATTGGCAATAGAGGCAATGAGATATGAAGAAGGTGATATTAAATATGAAAAGAAAAAATTTGTGTCATTTAACAAAAAAGAATTGCCAAATCAAACAAAAAAATTAGAAACTTGGCTTACACAATACACAACACTGACAGCCACTGAACAAAAAAATATTGACAGTTTGTTGAATTATCTTACAAGCAGAGGTATTGGTCCTGATTGGTATGACTTTATGTATTCTTCGAATAATTATTTTGATGTTAACAAAAGATTATTAATTCCATTTTATTGGCGTGGTGATGTTGTAGGCTTCACCGGCAGATTATTTGAGCCATTAGAAAAAGTTAAATATTTTACTGATGTTCAACCTGGTTATGTTTTCAACATGGACGCACAAGATTGGTCAAGAAAGTTTGTATTAGTGACAGAAGGACCATTTGATGCAATTACCATTTCTGGTGTTAGCATACTTGGTTCAGAGATAAATGATACACAGCGAGATCTTATTAATGGATTAAACAGACAGGTAATTGTTGTACCAGACAGAGACGCACCTGGACAAAAACTTGTAAATCAAGCAATAGAATTTGGATGGAGTGTTGCTTTTCCAGAATGGGATAAAACGGTTGGAGATGTAGCGGAGGCTGTGTTAAAATATGGTAGACTGTTTACTATACAATCGATACTTAAAACAACAGAAAGTAGTAAACTTAAAATAGACTTAAAGAGAAAGATGTATGGCTGATTATACTTTTGATGTACAAAAATTATATTTAGAAATGATGATGGCAGATGCTGAATCATATGCTAGAGCTCAGAATATATTTGATCCTAAATCTTTTGATAGAAAATTACAACCAATTGCAACATTTATAAAAGATTATGTAGATGAATATAAAGTGTTGCCAGAGGTTGAACAAGTCAATGCTAAACATGACATTAAATTAAAGACAGCAAAAGATCTAGATCCAAGTCACTTCAATTGGTTACTAGATGAGTTTGAACAATTTTCCCGACACAAAGCACTAGAACGTGCAATACTTGAATCAGCAGACTTATTAGAAAAAGGTGATTATGCTCCTGTTGAAGACAAGGTCAAAGACGCAGTCAACATTGGATTGACTCGTGACATGGGTACAGACTACTTTGAAGATCCAAAAGGTAGATTGGAGAACTTAAAAAACTCCAACGGTCAAGTTAGTACAGGGTGGGCCAATTTGGACAAGAAACTGTTTGGTGGATTTAACCGAGGAGAACTTAATATTTTTGCAGGCGGATCAGGTGCAGGTAAAAGTTTGTTCTTGCAGAATCTTGCTGTGAATTGGGCCACTGCTGGCTTGAACACATTGTACATAAGTTTTGAATTAAGTGAAGCATTAACAGCCATGAGAATTGATGCTATGATTACAGGTATACCCACAAGAAAAGTTTTCCCTGAAATTGATAATGTTGAAATGAAAGTCAAGATGTTAGCGAAGAAGTCAGGTAACTTACAAATCAAATATCTGTCAAGTGGAAGCACAGTGTTGGACGTTAAATCTTATATTAAAGAATTAGAATTAAAAAATAAAAAGAAAATTGATTGTGTTTTGATTGACTATTTGGATCTCATGATGCCTAAGTCAAAAAGAATAAGTCCAGCAGACTTGTTTATCAAAGACAAGTATGTATCAGAAGAACTAAGAAATTTAGCGGCAGAAAGCAACATGCTGATGTGTACAGCATCTCAGTTGAACAGAGCTAGTGTTGAAGAAATTGAATTTGATCATTCTCACATTAGTGGCGGTCTAAGTAAAATACAAACAGCAGACAACGTGTTTGGTATATTCACATCAAGAGCAATGAAAGAACGTGGCAGATATCAAATACAGTTTATGAAAACAAGATCAAGTTCGGGAGTAGGACAAAAAATAGATTTAGAATTTGATATTGATACATTGAGAATTAGAGACTTGGCTGAAGATGCAGATTATCAACAGTTCAAAAAACAATCATCAACTATATATGATTCATTGAAACAAAAAAGCAAAGTGTCTCCAGACAAACCCAAAGAAATAGATCCTAGAAAAGGCGACGACGTGGGCAAAGTAAAAGCCACAGTAGAAGGTGGAAAACTAAGACAACTGTTAAATGAATTGCACTCGGATGAAGAACAGTAATGACATACAATATCTGTACGAAAAATTAAGTACAACATATCCACAATACACAAACAAAAAACCTAAAGCAAAAATTTACAGCAAAGCCTACACTAGTTTAATTGGTGTTATGTTGTCTGCACAGAGTCAAGATAAGAGAACGGCTGTGGCTTGTAGACAACTGTTTGCTCTTGCTGACACTCCAGAAGATATGATTAAAATATCTCAAGAAGACGTTATTGAAGCAATTCGACCTGCAGGACTTCACAATGCTAAAAGCAAAAATATTCTTGCCACAAGCAAAATGTTGTTAGAAAATTTTAATGGACGTGTGCCACAAACACAAAAAGAATTAATGACACTGCCGGGAGTTGGTAGGAAAAGTTCTGACATTGTAATGAGATTTGTTTGGGGGCAACCACACATAGCAGTTGATACACACGTTTTTAGATTATTATGGAGACTGGGTTGGGCAGACAATCTTAATGAAGCAAAAGCAAGTATAACTGTAAACAACACCACGCCCGACAAATACAAATACGGTGCTCATATGTGGTTAATAACACACGCCAAGTTGGTATGCAGATCTAGTTCGCCTGGATGTGACGACTGTGTAATTAAAGCAGTGTGCGATCATCGTGATGTTGATGTGCCAAAAAGTAAATTAAGACAATACCAAAAAACCCCACTATAATTCCTAAGTTAGATAATTAGTATTGCTCAAGGCAAAAACAGGCAAACTAAAAAAAACATAGGCAAATGAAAGACAAAGAACTAAACGACATAACAAGGCTATACGATAGATTTATTAGGCAATGTCCAGGCACAGAAGAATACACGCAAAGGCTTGCTGATGAAACTCGCATCATCCTTCAACTACGTTTCGTAGACTACTTCATCCAAATATGTGACATACTAGCAATTACGAGAGATATCACCCATATGACTCGTGGTTCGGCTGGTTCGTCTTTGGTCTGTTACCTACTTGGCATAACAGATGTGGATCCTGTGAAGTGGGGCATACCCATTGCACGATTCTTAAATCCTACCAGAGATGACTTACCTGATGTTGATATTGATTTCCCCCATTATCGTCAGGGAGAAGTCATGAATAGAATATTCAAACAGTGGCCCGGACGCTCGGCTCGTATATCAAACTACGTGCTTTATAAGGATAAGTCGGCTAAGCGTGAAGCGGCTAAACGTTTGGGTGCAAAAGGTAGACTCCCTCGCAGATTCACATACGAATCAGTTGGTGTTGATCCCGTAGAAGCAAAACGGATTGAACGCAAATTGATGGGCAAAAAAAGATGTATATCAAAACACTGCGGAGGCATAATAATGTTTGGAAGACAATTACCAAAAAGTTTATTCACAGCGGAAAATCAAATCCTGCTGGACAAAAATGAAGTTGAAGATTTAGAACACCTAAAAGTTGACATACTGGCCAACAGAGGACTTAGTCAGTTATTAGAAGTTGATCCTTGTACAAGATTAACAGACTATCCTGTGGAAGACAAAGCCACATCTGATTTACTGTGCAGAGGTGATGTGTTAGGAGTTACTCAAGCAGAGTCTCCGGCTATGAGAAGATTGTTTAGAGCAATACAACCCAAGTCAATGAAAGACTGTGTGTTTGCAACTGCACTAGTAAGACCAGTAGCAGTGTCAGGTAGAAAAAAAGCAACCATGTTTCATGACTGGAGCCAAGAAAAAATGGAAGACACAATAGTATACGAAGACGATGCTATCGACAGAATAGCAGAAGTTTTGAAGATAGACAAGTATGAAGCAGATATGTATCGTAGAGCATTTGCCAAAAAGAACGAAGAAAAAATATTTGAATTTACAACTAGATTAGGCAAACATCCTAAGAAAAATGCAATTATAGAAATGTTACAGAGTTTGTCGGGGTTTGGTTTGTGCAGAGCTCATGCAGTAAACTTGGGCAGATTAATTTGGGCATTGGCCTATCAGAAAGCACACAACCCAGAAAAATTTTGGCAAGCCTGTTTGAAACACTGTCATGGATCATATAGACGTTGGGTATACAGAACAGAGGCCAAACGTGTGGGCATAAATGTTGTGACCCCATCTAATTCTGATCAATGGGACACTCCACAATTTCAATACAGAAAGTACGGTTGGTGGTCAAACAAAGATTTTATGCCTGGTATGTATGTGAAAGAATTATACATGGACAAGATTGAATTTGCAGGCATGATTGCTAACGGCAGAGTGTTTAGAGGAGACAAAGGCAAATACGTAACTTTCTTGACCCTAGGAGTTGGCAATGGACAATACATCGATGTTACAATACCAAGACCGTTTTCGTATCATGATCATGATGTTGTGTGGGGTCAAGGCACAGTGCGGTATTCAAACAATTCAGAATTTGTACAGTGCTATGATTCTAAAGGATTCACACTTGAAAAATTCCGTTAGATGTAATAAAATACAGTATGACCAATTTAAACGCAGAAAATTGTTTGGACATTTTCAATGCATCAAAACCTCATATAAAAAACTTTAGAACCGCTGTTGACGTTGGTTGTAGAGACGGAGACTTTACAATACCTTTATCAAAACATTTTGCAAGTGTAAAAGCATTTGATTACAGAATAAAAAGCAACCTAATTAAAAGACTTCCCACTAATACACAATATTTTGAAACTGCATTAGGTGACAAAGTTGATCTCGTAAGAAGTTTTGGTGGTGTAATATTAGAGCAACAGGGCAATAGGAAAAAGCCTGAAGTGCTAGTTCAACAAAAAACACTAGACAGTTTTGTTTTTGAAGATGTTGATTATATAAAAATAGATGTAGAAGGACACGAACTAAAAGTATTACAAGGAGCCACAAACACTATTAAAACATACAATCCATTAATTGTTGTGGAAGAAAATGGTTCAGCAGTGCTATGGAAAAAAGGTAAACCTAATGAAGCAATAGATTATCTATCAAGTCTAAATTACAAAATAGTTGACAAATGGCAGAATGATTACATAATGGAGAGTAATGGCTTACGTAGTTAATCAAAAATGTGTACTTTGTAAACATACTAGTTGCGTTGAGGTGTGCCCGGTCGACTGTTTTTACGAAGGTGAAAATATGCTTGTGATTAATCCTGATGAATGTATTGACTGTGGGGTCTGTGAACCTGAGTGTCCTGTTGATGCCATAGAACCAATGGACAGCGGAGAACTTGTTGACTTCAATAAAAAATACGCAGAACAATGGCCTCAGATTACAAAAACAAAAGATCCATTACCCGATCATGAAAAATACAAAGATGAAGACGATAAAATTACCAAGTATTTCAAAGGGAAATAATAGAGCGAAGCGAAGCGTAAATTTTAGAAAAAGCGTTAGCGTAAATTTGCGTAAGAAGGATCTTTGAAATTAAATATAACACATGATTAAACATCACCTCAGTAACGGTTGCAGTTTTAGTACCAAGAAAAAGTTTTTAAGTTGCCATCAAAAACTGGGCGAACTTTTAGACATTGGTCCTACTATGAACCTTGCAAAAGGTGGCAGAGGCAATGATCGATGTGTGCAGACCACTATCCATTGGTTCTTAAAAAATCCTGAACGCATGAAGGATACCTTTGTCAGCATAGGTTGGAGCAGTGGTCATAGATGGGACTATGTACACAAACTTAAAACACAGGAATTTATTGACAGAGGCATAAGAGGCTACAAGTATGAAATAGCCAAGTTCTCGAGACAATGGGCCTCATGGCGTACATGGGAAGATGATTGGATCAGCCGTGACCAAGACTGTGACATAGATGCCAGTAGTGCATTAAAATTGTACAACAACATATTGACCTTACAGAACTTTTTCAAACTGCACAAAATACCCTATGTGATGTATTGGGCATTGACAAATGACCTACCCACAGAAGGCGACCTAGATGTGCTGTACAACGCAGTTGATCAGACACAATTTATGAATTTCACACCCAGCAAACATGCAAAGGAAAACATGAGCATCTACAATCGTATGAAAAGTATGTTCAAAGTCACAGTGCCCAACAAAGACTATGTGCAGAGCCATTTTGAGTACTGCGCCAAGAATGGTTGGACCAAGAGTCTGAACGATGCACATCCAAACAAAAGAGGACACCATGGATGGGCGAGACTGTTGAAAGAATTTATTGACAAAAATAATCTGATCACATGAAAATAATTTTTGAACAAAAACAGGGTCAGTGTCGAATCAATGGAGACACCTACTCAATTAAAGATCACGAAGTGATCTATTTTGAAAGTAAGGGTTGGCAAGTTATTTGTTTTGAAACTGATCATGACTGGTTGCAGATCAGTGACATTGAACTGAATGGTATCAGCATACAGCATCTTAAATTTATAATGCATGATCAAAACCGCAAATGCACACATGGCACAGTGATCAAAGATCATCAAGTGTTCATGCCCGTGCATCACAGTTACAGCGAATTCAGAAGCACAGTGAGTCAACAGTTGACCAACGGTTGGTACGGTGAACAAATCTATGATCACCACGAATTTGCAATTGATCACAGTGTCACATTTGAAACAGATCAACCCCTGCACATTCGAGACTATTTTGCACGTGACATGGGTGCTCATTGGATTGCCAGATGGAACACTGCCAGTGCTTGGTTCTATGACACAGCCGTGAACATTGACCAACTTAGACAAATTGATCACACACTATTTGAAGAGGATCAACCAGGCGGTGATACCAATCAAGGATGGACCATGCGTAACCTAAAAAATCCTTCTGTGGCACAGTTGCGACACGTGGGTCTTGACCCATTGGCAGACATTGCTGAACAAAAAAAGTTCACTGACATTGTCAGTGTCAGTTGCAACACATTGGCCCCAGGTGGACACATAGGCATACACATGGACGGGCATCGTGATAGATTGCCACGTAAAAAAATCTATTTTAATTTAGACCCAAGTGATCAAGTGTATTTTAAATTTGCCACAGTGGGATTGGTGCCCATGAACACTGATCGAGGTCTATGGCTCAACACAGATAAACACGTTCATGCTGTGGTCAATGACACTGCACAACCAAGAACCATTGTAAGCATCAGCGGACAAGCCAACTGGTAAATATTTCTACAACGCCACAACAGTGACGTCGGAGTAACTAGGACGCTTGAGCAACTGCTCTTTACTGCTTGACAGAACGCCCTTCCGTATGATACAATTCTGTATCTAGTATTAATAGGAAAAAAATATGGATAACCGTTGGGATCATGCTCGTACGCTCAGAGGATTGGACAAACTGCCAATACAATCTGACTACGAATACATAGGAAGACTGCAAGTGGATTTTGAAACCATACGATCAGATTTAAAAGATCATGATTGGGTAAGAGCAGATTGGTTTGTGTGGAACTGGAGAGTCAAAGAACAAAGAGAGCAATCACCGTTTCCCAAAAACGAAAGCACTCAATATGTCAACAAACAGCAGACATTGTACAGTGAACTGCCAACAGAAATATGCAAAAAGCCTTACGCTCCATTTGAAAAAATGATTGCTGACCTAGGATTGCACATGCCCAAACAGTATGAGAACACAGATTACAGTTTGGTCAAAATCAATAGGCAAATGCCGGGAGACATGTTGTGGATGCACTATGACTTCATGGCAGACGAGGACTGGGAGAAGTATCTAGTATTCCTCAATGACTGGGCACCAGGACAAGTGGTCATGTGGGGCAAGGACGCAATCACAGATTGGAAAAGCGGAGACTGTTACAAAATTAATGTGCTGACAACACCACATGGTGCAGTCAACTGTGGACCCGAGGAACGTTGGGTAGCGGCAGTCAGAGGCAAACCCATTGCAAACAGAAAAATAAAACTATTGACAAAACAAAAGGGTTAATTTAAAATATTAAAGTAGGAGCACACATGAAAAACATTTTAACAGCAGTTGTATTGTTCTTGATGTCAAACACAGTGTTTGCAGAACAGATCAACATAATTGTTACAGGATCAACAAAAGGATCCACAAACGCCATAGCACAGTTGATTGCCAAAGACAGTCAGTCAGGCAAGTTCAACGGAATAAAATTGAATGCAATTGCTCCAGGCAACGCCTGTAAAGGTTTTGCTTTGGTCAAACAACAAAACGGCAACACCTTTGTGACACACTATGAAAATTATTATCAGTTGGTGTCCAAAATGAAAAATGACCCTGCATGTCCTTATGTAAGTTTTGAAAATGCAAAACCCATTGTGTCAAAAGTACAAGGCTTGTATTTGGTCGTGAACACAAACGGTCAAGGCACTGAACTTGACAAGTTCAGCAACACCAAATTAAAGATAGGTTACAGCGGTAGCAGTGATATGGAGAAAGGCTGGCACAATCAATTGAACAAGGCATTTGGAAACAATCACGTGTTTGTTGGTTACAATGGCAGTTCAAAGATGAGAGCCGGCATAGCATCTGGAGAAGTTGATGCTGTATGGACCACGTACAGTCACTATTTGCGATTGACAAAACAAAAAGACCAATACAAAATTCTGTTACGAACACTACCCGAACTTGATGTTGACGCCCCAATACTTGCACAACATTTTGACAACAAAAAATTAACAAGAGCATTTCTTGGCACGTGGTATGTGTTCAATGACAAAGACAACATAGCAAAAATTATTTCGCAGAGCCTAGAACAAGATTTCAAAAACAACACAGGCGAATTTGGAACTTATGCCAACAACAAAAAATTGATTCTGTTTTTTGACCAACAGACACAGGTTGATATGGAAAAAACTTTAAGTTGGGGCCAGTACAGTTCAGAGCCTAACGGCTAATGTTTGATCTAATACAAATTGCATTATTTGGTGGTGCTGTTGGCATACTTTGTGGTTTGATTCCTGGAGTGGGTATGTTGGTTGCCATTGCCATGTTGTATCCTATCTTGTTGGGACTACAACCTGTAGAACTTTTGATGTTCTATACCTGTATGGTATGCAGTGCTCAATACTTTGGAAGTATCACAGCAATATATCTTGGCATAGCAGGTGAGGCCAGCAGTTTTCCTGCAGTGGTAGAAGGATACAGTCTTTCAAAACAAGGAAGTGGACAACGTTCCATATTTCTCACAGGCGTAGGCAGTTTTGTAGGCACAATGTTTGGATTACTTTTCATTACAGTGTTGGCCACATCAAGTATGCAATTGACACTGACAAGTCTAGAAAGAATGCTTTTGTTCATGGCAGTTGGTCTCAGTTTGATATTAACGACAAAAAATAAACTATGGTTGGACCTTGGTCTGATTGTGTTGGCTCTTGCTTTATGCCACATAGGAGTCAGTATCAATTCAAATGTTCCTTTGTACAATTTTAACTTTTTGTTTTTAAGTCAGGGTATCAGTTACTTTTCATTGGCCGCTGGACTTTTATGTATGAAGGAAGTCATGACAGTAAAAGATACAACAAAACAAAAGATTGTTATTGTAGAACAATTTGATAAAATCAAAGAACTGATTAAACACAAATATGCTGTTGTGAGAGGATCCTTAATTGGCAGTGTAGGAGGAATGTTGCCAGGACTGACCACAATTAGTGCAAGTCATTTGGCCTATATTGCAGAGAAAAAAATTCAACAAAGCACATACAAGAAAGGAAATACATTTTGTCTTACAAGCAGTGAGACTGCCAACAACAGTGGTAGTATTACACAACTGTTTCCTTTGTTGATGTTTGGCATACCCATTACGGGCAGTGAAGCAATTCTATTTCAACTGCTGGACATAAAAGGTTGGGAAGGCTCTAGCACACAACCTTTAGAACTACTGGCAAACAATTGGTGGTTGTTACTTTTTGTAAACTTGATTATGTTGACCTTAGCAATTAAATTTGCAAAACATTTTGTTAAGATCATTCCTAAAAATAATTCTATTTTAAAAATAACAATCTTTCTGATACTTGCTGTTGTGGTTTTTGCAGTAGGAGAACGGCAGACTGGCTATGGCGTCTTTAATTTGATTGTGTACTTGGTTGCAACAACGATTGCATATAAATTTCCAAAGGTAAACTTTCTTCCTTTTATTTTTTGGATGGTAATAGGACACATATGGTTAGAAAACTTTTACACTTTTTTACAAATATATGAACTACGATAAACGAACAGGTTGGCAAGTTGGCGATAAGTTTTTCAGCAACAAATGGTTAGCAATCCGATATGCCATACACAATCCGCAGTATCCTTACAAAGCGTATTTGAGAGATGACAGTTGGGAAGCGACAGACTGGAGCCATGAACCAAAGGACAGCATAATCGATCTTGAAAGTAAACACTGTGAACATCTACGTAAAAAATATGACACATTGGTTTTATGTTACAGTGGTGGTGTAGACAGCAACACTGTTTTGCAAAGATTCATTGACAATAAAATTAAAATAGATTACATCTGTGTTTGGTACACCAAAGACAAAGATGCACATTATAACAAAGATGTGCAATTAGCCATGCAACATCTACAAGCAAACAAAGACAAACTGCTTGGGGCAGAACTGTTGTTTGCAGAAAAACTAGATCACAACGAAGGCAACAGTATCTATAACTTTGAACACAACATCATTAACACAAATTGGCAACTGCGTTTCCACCACATCGGACACGAACTAAATTTAAAAACTAGATATCCAGATGTGTATCGCAAAGTGCTACAAAATGGTTGTATCATCACAGGATCAAATAAACCTTATGTGTACAAGGACCAAAAAGGATTCTACATGCAACACGTTGATTACGACGATGAGAATTGGGGACAGCCTGTATTAGAAATGTTTTGGCAAGGCGAGAATCCTACTTTACAAATCAAACAGTGTCACTTGGCAAAACAATGGTTGAGCAAAAACAACATGACTGACACAAACAAAATATACAAAAGTCAAAACACAGATACGTTTTGGAATCTCAATAGCAGTTTTGGAAGACAAAGTATGGATAAATTTTTTTATACAAAAAATTGTTTTGGTGAAACAGTCGAGGACAAATATTTTAGCCAACACTACAACAGCACATGGGGTAACAGTTATTTTGCAAATCATTTTCCTAACTGGAAGCAGACAGATTCCTACTACAATCTAGCACACGTAATTGGATATTTGAACCAACATCCAAAGTTTGTAGAACAGTACAAAGTGCATGGTTGGTTGACCAACAAAAGATATCTTGGTTAGTTTATAAAATTAAATACCAATATGATTAACGAGAGACTGTTCAATAGATATAACATAGACATTACAAAAAATTTGCAGATCAAAAATGTTTGTAGTAGACCATATGACACTATTTTAATAGACAAAATGGGATCATGTTATGCTTGTGAATGTCAGTCCTGGTTACCCCAAAGTATAGGCAATCTGCAGATACAATCTCTCAAAGATATTATCGATAATAGTAAACTTAGAAAATATTTACAATCTAGTGTCAGTGACGGAACTTATAGATACTGCAATGAACATCAATGCTCCTATATAAGATTAGGCAAAGTAGGACAAGGTGCAGTACCTAAAATAAAACATCTACGTCTTGCAATAGATGACAGTTGTAATTTGAGATGTCCAAGTTGTAGGAAATCTTTAATTTTTCACAAAGAAGGTTCCGCTTATGATCTTGGCGTAAGACTTGCCAACAAGATCAATGAATGGTTGGAGGATTGTGTTGATCCAATGCAGGTGCATATAGGATCAGACGGTGATCCTTTTGCTTCGCATGTTTATAGACACTTCATGGAGAACACTCCTATAAAAGAAAATATAAAATACAGTTTGCTTACAAACGGCTTGATGTTCAAAGATTTTCATAACAAGGTTCCCTGGGTAATTGAAAACTTAAAGGAGTTAGGAGTCAGTATTGACGGTGCTTCCAAAGAAACGTACGAAAAGTTGAGATTGGGAGGTAGATGGGACAAAATAAATGAGAACCTGAAATGCATGTCTGACCTAAAAGAAAAATATAATTTTAGATTCATATTACACTTTGTTGTGCAAAAAGACAACTATCACGAAATGGAAGATATAATTCAACTAGGAAAAGACTACAATGCAGACAGGGTATGGTTGAATAAAATAGAAGACTGGAATGTTTACAGTGACTTCAAAGAGGTGAATATTTTTAATGCTACACATCCGTTGCATAATGACTACAAAAAACAATTACAAAAAATAAAACCACGACTTGGCTTTACCGGAAAGGCACCAATAGTGGAGGCTCCGACTTTAAATATTTAAAATGAAAATTGCAATCACAGGACACAAAAAAGGCATAGGTCAAGCGTTTGCCAAACAACTAGAACAACGCGGTCATACCATAGTTGGAATATCAAGAAGTGAGGGAGAAAACATTAGAAGAGTTAAACACACTGCCGGTTTAATTGAATCCTGTGATCTTTTTATAAACAATGCAATCAGTCAATATGCTCAAACAGAATTATTTTTTGAAGTTTGGCAAAGATGGAAAGGGCAACGCAAATGGATATGGAACATAGGATCTATTGTAAGCATACTTCCAAAGGTGCCGGAAGAACAAGCAGAGTATAGAATACAAAAAGTCGCTCTTGATGAGTCATCGAAACAATTACAAAATTTAAGCAGTTGGCCTAAGATCACTGTTATACGTCCTGGACACATCAATACACAAGGACGAGGCGGGGCAGATGTTGATGTTTGGGTTAAGAGTGTGTTAAACGCTTTTAACACAGACAAAGAAATACACATCACTGAATTATCTATAGGACCGATTGATCAACGGATTCCTATATAATGCAACTAGAAAAAATTCTTACATCTCCTGTAAAAGTTTTAAAAACATTACACAACAAAAATGTTTTTATGATATTTAAAAACGCATACACAAGTTTAGAAAAATATCATAAAATTACAGATGCTAAAATTTATATTGACCAAGAAGTAGAAAGTCTAGAACATGTAAACATTCTGTTACGTGATCCAAAAAAAAGATTTGTATCTGGTGTTAACAGTTTTTTATCTCTAGAAAATGTACAACTAGATACTGTCTTAAAAGAAAAAATCGAGACAAAACAAATATTAAATTTACATTTTTGTCCACAGGTGTACTGGTTATTTAATTTATATAGATACTACAAAGGTCCTGTAACTTTTCATGATTACACAGATGTAAATATTTTTATACCAAATCATAACAATCCCCCTGTCAGCAAATTGACTGACGGCACTAAAAAGCAAATTGAATCTATAAGATATAATTTCGAAATAGATACAAAACTTGTAGATAACTTTTTAAATAAAACAGTGAATTTGCAAAACGTAATACAGGAATTCAAAGATGCATTGTCCTAGATTAAAACATTTTATTAGATTGCAGGCCAGTGGTAAAATTGGCAAGTGTGGTCACATGGTCAATGCCAAGGAGTTTAATTCACTGACACAACTTGAATCTAGTAATTGGATAAAAGATATTGAAAACAAAATGGACAAAAACATTTGGCCAAACGAATGCACTCGTTGTGAACAAACAGAAAAGGCCATGGGTGACAGCATACGTTTAAAAAGTATAAAAAGACACAAGATATTGTATCCAAAACATAAAGAATACCTAGTGGTTGGTGGTGTGTTGGATAATATTTGTAATAGTGCGTGTCAAACCTGCAACGCAACCTTAAGCACTAAGATAGGTAGTCTTACTAATAAAAAGTATTTACGAATCAACAATATCAATCAATTTTGGAAACTGCCACATGATAGAATAGTTGAAGTTGATATTAATGGAGGCGAACCCACTGCGAGTAAAAATTATAGAGAGATGTTGGGTGGTCTACGAAATACTGTAAAAATTGTTAGAATAAACACCAACGGTTCAAGACTTATTCCAGAAGTAGAGGAACTACTCAAACAAAAGATAATGGTTATTGTTACAATGAGTTTTGACGGAACTGACAATGTTCACGACTATGTGAGATGGCCAATTAAATTTCAGAACTATAAAAAAACTTTACAAAAATATATAGAACTTAAGAAAAAATACAAATTGTTTAAACTTAATTTTTGGACAACAGTCAGCGCCTTAAATGTTTGTGACTTTGACAACATCATAGAGTTTGCCGATAAAAACAACATCGACCATCACTGGGCCTATCTAAACGAACCAAATGTGCTTAACGTTAAGTATGTCAACAAGTTTACAAAACGTGCAAAAAAAATATTGAAAAATAAAAATATATTAGGACACGTGGCCACATCTAAGAACAATCAAAACGATCTTGATCTATATATAATGAAACAAGATTATATACGCAAAATAAAAATAAGTGATTATTTTAATCTCGAGCCAAACTTACCGTAGAGAAGTTCAGCAAAACGTTTATGATGCTCGACTCCATAGTGCATACCATCTTTGGCCAAACTAGGTTCTGTTGTTAAGATTCTATTTGCTGAGTCACTTTTTTGTTTAGACCAATGCGGCCAACAAAGTTTTACTGAGGTTTCAGAATACACATTTGCAACATCTGGTATGTCATAAACGTCTTGTGCAAAACAATGGAATGTAGACGCTCCAACCTTTTCAGCGAACTTCTCTACAAAGAATACGTTTTTTAAGAAATTGTTTTTGTCTGTGTGTTCGTTTTCTTTTTTTAATAAGTCGTCGTAACTCATTAGACTTTTTGGATATGTGTCTAATCTTTCTCTGCGACTCCAAAAAGGCCAACAAACAATTATGTGTTGTGGAAAAATAATTTTCTCACAACCATACAATATACGCACAACCTTATCTGGACTTGCTCCTGGTTGGCCTAAATTCCAAAAACGTAAACGATTTTGATCTACTTTGTTGTACAATTGATCAATCCAAACTTCGCCGTCTTCTAGTCCTTCACCAAAGGTATGACTGCATCCAAGCACCACAACATTCTTTTTGCCTAAAGGCAATGGATGCCATTCAGGACATCTATAACCATGACTGTTTGTTTTGTAATCGGATATAGGCTTTTTATCTTTGGCTATGCTCTCTGGTATTTCTTTGTCTGAATAATATCCAAATTTCATTTGTAATCCTCTAGTTCTTTTGTTTCTCTTACTAGATCAAAACTTATACATGTCATACCTTGATTGAAAAAGTGTGAATACGTAAAAGGAACAAATACTATTTCAATTTTGTGTTTGGCAAACTGATCTAAAAGATAATTGTTATCTTTGTAATGATCAAACATCATTACTTTGTTTGGACTCAAACTTAAACAGTTTACTGCTAACACTGTGTTTGCAAAGTCATCATCTTGTATTTTGCTATCAACTAATTCTTGTTTGTTACTGATCGATTGATCGTGTTTGGGATCAACATGAATTACTTCCCAATCTTTAAAGTACTCGGGCAGTTCATCTCTCTTGTGATACGTCAACAGTAATCCTGGTCTCAGTATTGTTAAATGACTGTCGAGATGACCTTTGAATACTTTTGGATCTAACTTATGATACGTATAGTGAGGAAATAAATTCATAAGCCATTTCTCTCCAAGTTCATTATGACTGCCTGCTCCGCTAAAGAAAATATCCTTGCCATATCTCATTACTGCCGCACCGTCTAGCACAGGGTCTTGATTTATAACTTCTTCATCGTATGACAATTCATATCCTTCATAATTGTGTCTTGGCATAGGCATTTGAATCCATTTGGCTTTTCTATTCAAACAATCTAAAAGCACGTTCCTAAAGTAATAAGGTTGAAACAGACAACTACTATCCCAACTACTACATTCAATAACAGTATTGCCCATCACAAGAAATACATCTCTTGGTGTCAATGGTATCTTTATTCCGGAGCCGTTCCAAAAAGGAGTCTTAATGTTTGTGTTTGTTATTAATTGCGGCCTGTGTACTTTGACCTCGTGTTGCTCTAAAACTTTTTGTATATTGTTTAACTCTTTTTCAGTTTTGCTAAAAATATATTGTAAACGTTGTTCTTGACTAGGATCACACAGTTTTATTACTGCAGGATCAACTCTGCCGATTATTACTTCTTTAAGTGTGTCGAATGAATTATAACAATTAATCATTTTGATTGTTCCAGGGTAATACATTTTCTTGAAACAAAAATATTTTGTCAAGTTTTCGTGATATAATTTCTTCTACTTCAATGTCGTTTGTTTCTTTTGATAATCGTTTTTGTAAGTAACCTTTTTGGTCTACCACTGTGATGTATTCTAAGTCGACAGTCCCATACCATCCGTAGGTAGCACCATTCTTTCCATAGATAACTTCAAGATATTTTTCTTTGTCGTCCCCTGACAAACTATCCCACCATTCTTGATTAATAGTAGGTACATAATTTGCATTGAAGACATTTAAATTTTGGCTGTTGATGTTTATCGAATTCAATTTAAGATATCTTGTTTTTGCCTCGGACTTGCCGCTGAATATAAATTTAAGTTTGTTCCTTTGTCCCGATTCGTACAAATGATCAAATGCAACAGATTGTTTGTGAACTACTGCCGCAGTGAATACCTTTTTAAACTTAGATTGATCATTGATCAATATTTCTACTTCAACATCATCGCTTTCATGGAACACTTCTATCGGAATGATATGATTAAAATTTAATTGTTTGTTATCCATTTTTTTATAATTATCGCTTCTGCTTGGCGGTCCCAAGGGGAATCGAACCCCTCTTTCGAGGATGAAAACCACGTGTCCTAACCGATAGACGATGGGACCTACTTTTGTATTACCAAATTCACCAAATTCACCAAAAGAACCAAATAAGTTGTTGAGTCTTTTGTTTTGCATTTGGATGGTGCTCCCACCAAGAATCGAACTTAGAACGCCTCCTTACCATGGAGATGTTATACCATTTAACTATGGGAGCATCATGTTTAAATTATACTATATAAAACTGTTCTAGTCTACCGTTTAAACGCACACAGAACGCTTTACAACGGTGGTAAAATATAAACATATACACTTGATCCAGTTGACATATACTAAATATTTGTTACACTAAAGAATACCATTCACATGGTTTAAAAGTGGCTGATCCACATCAGTTAAAAGTGGCCAACTAAAGTAAAAGGAGGCGACTTATGGACAACACAGATAGACACA